AGATCTCTGCCTGCTTCTTTGGCGGCATTTACGATTTCCTGCTGACGGAGCATTTTCTGCTGTCTCTGCTGCTTTTTGTTCATCGTCTGTTACCTCCTTGGTTGATGATATTTTTATTTATTTGAAGTTGCCTTTCGAACCAGTCTGTAGAGCGGCTCTGCGTTCCCTGCTCGGTTTCTTCCTCCAGTTCCCTGCCTACACCGACCGTTGGGTCCGCAGGCACGCTCACGATACTAATTTCGTAAGGTGTCCACTTTCTTGCGATGTCTGCCGGTCCTGTGAACCTGCCATCTGCTGACTGTTTGTTTGGCATTACTTCCTCCCATGAGTCTATCTGATAGCCTACGGACGTTGTTTTCAGCGTTCCGCTTTTGACTTTCTGATAGATGAGGTCTGCATCTTCATCGCTGTCGAATTCGACCTCTGCCATTCCACGCAAGTCCTCAATCCATGCCCGATTTACTTTTCCAATGACACGGTTGCGGTCGTGGTTAAAGAGCAGCACACCGATTTCATTTAATCGTGTAAGGTCTACTGCTCCGTCTGAGTGGTCGAGGATTTCTGTTCCCCACCATCTCTCGTATGGTTCTTCAGAGGAAAAGGAAAGAATGAACTTTCGCTCATTCCCCTCGCCTTCCATGGCTCTGATAGAATTAACTGTCAGTTCCCTGGTTGTCTGTTTCTCCTTCTTCCTCTGCTCCATCGCCTTCTTCTGATTCCTGCCCTGTTTCTTCTCCGGTTTGGTTTCCGTCTGTCTGCTGAGGATTGTCGGCAGGTGTTTCCTCATCCTCGTAGAGTTCTGCTGCTGTCTGGTCAAAAATCACACCTCCTAAGTCGATACCCTTATCCTTTGCGTATTCGAGTACCTCTGCCATTTCATCTATCTGCTCTTTCCAGTCACGACCTTGTTCTGCAGCAATCTGCTTGAAGGTCTTTTGTCCTGTGTTCAGAGCGATCTTGTTTGCGTTTGCTTCCTTCTGAGGGTCAATCCATTTCTTCGGTGCTGTGATCCATGCGTGCTCGAAGTATTTATCCTTGTTATCCCAGAAGTCCTTTGCGTCCAGTTCCCCTGCGAGCCACAGCGAAATAATAAAAGTTTCATATATTTCGTCCATGACTTCCATCAGCATCTCTTTTTCCTCTGCGTAGGTCATGTCATCTTCGATGATGCCCTGTCTGGTTGAGGAGTAATTGCTCTCTGACATATCACGGCTTGTGGCTTCGTAACTGATGCCCTGTCCTGCTCCGACAAGTCTCTGCTGCAGCTTGATGTAACTCGCCGCATCCGTTGCCTGTCCGGTCGGGTTTACGACCTGTATCTCATCTCCGGCATTCAGTTCCTTTATCATGCCGGGTGCGATGGATTTGCCCTGGTAGTCCTGGTGCGGTCCCGGTACGCTGCCGTTCTGACGACCGATTCCGGTTGTCGGTAACTGCTTTTTGATGAATACTGAAAGACAGGCCGCTATTCGCTCTTTGACCGATACGGCTATCATGAATTCGTTAGCGTCTCGGATTCTTGTGATTGTCGGACTCATATCGGACATCTCACGCACCTGCGATGGGCGGTGTTTTGTGTATAAAAAAATGACATCTTTCGCATCCACATATACGGGATTTGAGAGTGCCATTCCGTCCACGGAATACTGTCTGATCCAGTACCCCATCGGCTTGTTATACTCATTCATTTCAATACCACCGACTACTTTGTTCCCCTTTTTCTTCGGGAGCATCTGCGAGTTGTCCAGTTCGTCCACCTCGAATGTCTGAAGCTTGAATGGGAGGTATCCGTCCTTGGTGTATCTCTTTATGATAAGGATTCCGCCATCAACCTTCTTTCGCTTCACGCACATTCTCATCATCTGCGTGAAGGACTGCGTTCCGGTCACATCGCAGTTCTGTTTCTTGCACCATTTCTTCCAGGCGGTCTGGATAATCTCGTTGGTCTTGTCGCTGCCTGTCTTTGCCTGCAGTGCGTAACCGCCGCCAATGACATTTCGCTTGTATGCCCCGATGACTGAATTCATCATGTCGGAGTTTCGCTCCAAGTCTCTGGCTCTGGCTCTGACATTGTCACGGCTGTACCGGTCCGTAAATTCTGCCGACTGGTTGAGTACCCTCCAGTTTGCATTGCCCCTGTCATAGTTGCCTGCATCGTAGTTCCTCATCTCAGTCAGACTCTGCCGCCATGCTTCCCTGCGTGCTCCCCACTCCGGGGATATAAAACCTATAATTCCATCTAACCAGTTCATGTTCTACCTCCCATCAAATACTGCGACATAGGTATCATCCAGTAAACTGGTTGAACCCTCTGCTGCAATCTGCGCTGTGAGGTCGTTCCTTAACTTGTAGAGCAGACTAAGGTCGGCACGGGTGAGCTGTCTCGTACCAATCTTGTAAGACTGGCCGCCTACGAGCACTGCGTAAATGGCATTATTTACTTCGGTCAGCATTTCCGAAGCATTGTAATTGGATTCTACTGCTGCCATGCTCTGCCTCCTTTATACCCATGACCCTTCGTTCTGACTGATCCAGTGTTCTTCCGGGGTGTACTGGGTTGTTTCCTGTTTCTTTGGTTGCTCATTTTCCTGTATCTCATTCAGATGCAGGGTTCGTACTCCGAGGATGTCTGCCGCTGCTGTTGCGTATACCTCGCAGTCCAAGTAGTGGTTGTCTGCGTGGGAGGTTTTCTGCTGCCATTCCTGTTTGACCTTGCCGTTTCCCATTTTGACATTCACTTTATGTTCCGCAGTTACCTGCTCTGCGTACTCTCTGTCGCATCCCTGGTAAACCATCCATGATCCGCTGCCGTTCTTTTTCTGCATTCGTCCGGCGATCATGTCCTTATATTTTCCGGTGTCTACCAGTACCAGATTCATGCCGTATGCCTTGCTGTCGCTCTTATTTACCTTGGACAGTTTGTAGTGCGACAGCATCGGGTTTGATGAACCCTTGCTTGGCAGTGCCCATTCTGAATTGTTGGCGCAGAAATCGTACACCGTATCTGCGTCATTACCGGAGTCGATCAGTGCCAGTGCTACGACCAGTGGTGTGCTATCCGGCATCTGGTATTCGAGGTTCATGATTCTCTCGACTTCCTGGAATGAGAAAGCCTGCCCATGTGCTATGTTCTGGCTTGTGAGGTAATTGCCCCACGCTCTGATGCTCCAGTATAGGCAGTTCTCCTGTACATCGACTCCTGCCGTGAGCAGTTTTGCCCACTCCGGCACTACCAGTTCCTCGTACTCGGTCTGTCTTTCCATGACGAGGTCTGCGTTAGTCTTTAACTTGGTATCCTCCCACGGCTCTGCGAGCCATGAGTTGACAAAGTTCTGCAGCTTCTCCGGGTCATCCTTGCTGTCCAGAAATTCCTTTACAATCTCCGAAAAGCGAACAAATGGAGAGTATAGGGTGTTCATCCAGAATGCTACCTTGCGGACGAACTTGGTGTTTTCCTTGACCGTCCGCCACTCTCCTTTGCGGAGCATCTCCGGCTTGTCCTGGTCTGTGATTACGCATCCGCACTCCTGGCATACATAGGTTGCGAATTCTGCACGGTCTGCGTAACTCATCCCTTCCTCTTTGGGGAAGTGTATCTGCTTCCACTTGAGTTCGATGTATTCCCCGCAGTGCGGACATGGAACGAAGTAGTGCTTCTCTATGTCTGCATCTTCCTTGGCTTTCCAGATATGCCCTGTTTTCAGTGTCGGTGTGCTTGTGATGAATATCTTCCTGTTGTGGAATGTCTTGGTTCGTTCCCTTGCCAGACTGACAGGGTCGGCTTCCTTTTTGGATGCCCCCGGATATTTATCCACCTCATCGAGAAACAGGAATCGGATTGCCTTACTCGCAAGGCTTGATGGGGAGTTCGAGCCTGCCAGTGTCAGATACATTCCATCAAACTGTAATTCCTGCAACTGCGAGTTCTCATCAAACCTCTTTCGGAGTTCCGGTGCCGCTTTGAACATCGGCTGCAGTCTGTTCTCCGATATGGATTTTGCGAGCGTATCTGTCGGATATACGATCATGGTCGGCGCAGGGTCCTGTTGGACGATGTAACCTACCATGTTCTGGAGGCACTCTGTTCCACCTACCTGCGTAGGCTTCACGTAGACGATTTCCTCTGTCTCATAATTGTTGAACTCATCCATGATGCCTTTAAGGTATGGGGTGTGTTCTGTCCGCCATGGTCCCGGCATTGCGGAAGTCTTGGCATCCAGTACCCTGTACTTGTCTGCCCACTCCGATACCGTGATGTCCTCTGGTGGCTGTAGGAACTTTAAGGCTTCCTTCTGGTATTCTGTGACCTCGTATCTACGATACGGATTTCTTGCCACGCTTTTTCTTTTCCATTTCTTCCGGTGTGCAGCCTGCCACCACAAAGCTGTTTAATAACCGGATGATTTCTGCGTTCAGATCCTTTTCTATCGAGCGAATCTCCATCGGGTCGCAGTGACCGCTGATTCTGCCGGATAGTCGGCTCGGCAGGGATAATGCAAACTTTTTGAATGAAACAAAAAATCGGCTATAGTCCATCTTCACTTCCTCGATGTCGATGTACTTACCCGATGCGATTTCTGTCTTTAATCTATGCATTTCTCCCTGGGATTCCTTGAGGGCGATCTCTGCCTGCAGTTTCTGTTCCCTCAGTTCGGCTTCCTTTTCGGACTTGCTTTTTCCGTATGCCTTGTCTGAAAGGTATTTGACATACCTCTGAATGGTAGGTGCTAATTCATACCGATTCCCCTCTTTGGTCTTGGTTGTTGATATGATGCCCTCTTGAGTAAGCTGCTGCACCCTTCGCACCGTTACTCCGAACAGAGAAGCGATGACCTCTACACGGTAGAAGCCGCCCTGCTGTTCCTCTGCCATTCTACTTTACATCCTCTGCCGGGATTCGGACTGCCTGCTGCCCGGTGTAATCTTCCCACCGTTTCACGATCACATCACAGAATCTCTCATCCAGTTCCATGATGAATGCCGTCCTTCCCAGTTGCTCTGCGGCCATGAGGGTGCTGCCGCTTCCACCGAACAGATCCAGTACATTCCATCCGGACTTACTGGAATTGGTTATGAATTTTCCGACCAGTGCGATTGGCTTCATGGTCGGGTGTATGTCATTCCTTGTCGGTTTGTTCTCGTAAATAACAGAGGTCTGATCTCTGTTTTTCCTGCGGAGTTCTTCCAGATATGCCACAAGTTCGTTTTTCTTCATGGCACTGAAATCTATATCATCTTCCAGAATGACGGTATCCTGTGTCCTGTCATTGATGAAGTAATGCGCCGCACCCTCTTTCCATCCATACAGACACGGTTCGTGTCTCCACTGGTAGTCCTGTCTGCCGAGGACGAATGCGTTCTTTTCCCAGATTAAGCACTGGGCGAGTTTCAGTCCTGCGTCAAGGAATGCCTGTCTGAATATGTGCCCGGTACTCTCTGCGTGGAATACATAGATTGCTGCCCCGGCCCTCATAAATTCATAGGCACTCTGGTAGGTTGCCAGTAAGAACGAATAGAAACTCTGGTTGTCCATATTATCGTTCTTGATGTGATTGATGTTGCGGTGTCCTTTGGCAGGGAGGTACTCATCGAGCATCTCTGCCTTGTCTCCGTAGTTGACATTATATGGCGGATCAGTGACGACAAGGTCTGCGATTTCTCCATTCATCAGAACCGCCATGTCGTCCTGTGATGTACTGTCTCCGCACATGAGCCTGTGTCTGCCCAGTAGCCATACATCTCCGAGTTTTGTCACTGGTTCGGCTTCCGCCTGTTCCAGTGCTTCGTCCTCATTGAAGTCATCGTCCACTGCTTCCGGCTCGATAGCGAGTTTGTCCACCAGTTCCGTGAGGTCGTTCTGCTCGAAGCCTGTCAGTGATATGTCGTAATCTCCGAGGTCGAGGTCAAGCAGGAGGTCTTTCAACTTCACTTCATCCCATTCGCCTGTAATCTTATTCAGTGCGATGTTCAGAGCCTTCTCTCTCTGCTTGTCCAGAGCCACCACGACCACGTCCACTTCCTGGTATCCGAGGTCTTTGAGGACGGTTGCCCTCTGATGGCCGCCTATGATAGTTCCATCCTCGTTTATGATGATGGGGTCAACGTATCCGAATTCTTCAATGCTCCGCCTTATTTTCTGGTATTCCGCATCGTCCGGGGTCAGTGCTTTTCTTGGATTGTATTCTGCTGCCTTTAAGTCAGCCAGTTTCCTGCGTTCAGTTCTCAGTTTCTGGTCCATTTCCAAGCCTCCTTCCCGCTTTGCGTAACGAAATGGTTAAAAATTTTTTTATTTTATCGGCAAAAAAGCCGCGCCTTCCTCGCCCCGCATTGCATTTTGGGTCTGGGTAGTACCTACGGCGATGCCGTGCCCCGCCTGCACGCAAAAGAGGACACAGCGCAGGCTCTGATGCCTTGTGCCATGTCCTCTCTGAGGGGAGCAAGTGGAGTGGTTGGGTGTGACCGTGTGGTCTGTCCCCTTGTGCTCCACGCTACTACTATAGCACACCTCGATGTACTCTTGTGTACTCTCTTGTGCTTTCTTCTGCGTGCTGTGCTTCTGTGTGGTGCTGTGCCCTTGTCCTGTGGTGTGCCCTGTGCCTTGCCTGCCCTGCCTGTGGTGTGGCTGCGTGGTGCTGTGTCTGTGGTGTGCGGGTGCGTCCTAACCCTGCTCTCCCTGCCCCTGTGGGTGTGTGCTACGGTGTGCCCTGTACTCCCTGTGTCTTGCCTGCCTTATTTTCTTGGGGTAATACCTGCCCTATATATGGGGGTGCTATATGCGGGCCTTGTACACTCCCTATATACGTGCCCTATTTTTTTAGGCTTGCTATTTATGATCCGTTCTGTACATACAGTAAAAGCCGGCCCTTGGATTCCGAATGCGGATTTCCAAAAGTCGGCTTGAATTTTCGATGTTCTGTTTTTCTTTTTGCGGAATTTTCCTCGGTAAAATTTCCGGCTTGATATTCTGCAATATATTAGCCTTGAATTATTCCACCTTTTCCACATCTCCTGTGTTTTTATCCACATTGTATTCTGCGTACTTAGTGCCTGTGAATAAATTCTCCGCATACTGTTCTTCGTCTTTGATGTGCTCGTATATTCTAACATTGAGCGTATCTCCTACGCAGGTTATGCAGGCTGTGGTATTAAGCGTGAAATTGACGACTGCATGGACTTCATTATCCGCCTTGAAATATTGCTTATAATAATCCGCTGCGTATTCCTCTGCTGATTTATCCCCTGTAACTTTTGCCAGTCTCCAATTTCCTGTCTTGTCATTTCTTACTGTGTCAGAGAATATGATGTCTACTCCATCAATTTCTGCGGGTTCGTCTTTTTCCTCTGTTTTTGGTTCGGTAGTTTCCGAAGCCTGTTCCGTGACCTCAGTATTCTGCTGCTCTGTCTGCTTTGGATTGCTATCATCCTTTTTATCATCGCTTGGCGATGCAATTATTCCGATGATGCATAAAACAATGATTGCGATCAGTACAATGCCGACCTTTTTTCGCTTTTTCTCTTTCATAAGAGACCTCCTTTTGGGGTAGAATTTTGTTTGTGCTAAATTGGCTATAAATAAGCCTTTTTGCAACTACAATTCTACCCCCCCCCTACTCCGAAGTCAAGCAATTTCAAGGCTTTGAGGGTTCTTGGGAGGAGGCGAATTCCTGTAAAATTGACTGTACTTTTTTGTATGTAAGCAGCTTGTCAATTCCTGCGTTATAGTATTTGTTGCACGGAGTTCTTGTCATGTTTGCTTCCTTGCATACCTGTTTCCAACTTAAGCAGTCAATGTGTCTGTATTCCAGTATGCTTCGTTCCGTGGAGTCCGTTGGTAAAAAATCCATGATCTTCATCACATTCAGCATGGTCTTTGCCATCTCTGCTTTCTGTGATTCGATTCTGTCCTCGATCTCCATCGCACGGATGACCTGCGTTGCCGGTCCATCTCCTACGCTGTTGGTCTGGCTGCGTGGCACTGGGGAGTATTGCATCCCCTTTGTGCCGAGCATATTTTCTCTGAAAGTACGAAGTCTGGCTTCCAACTGCTTCTTTTTCATCTTGGCATAATAATATTGTCCGAGGTACTGTTTGAGAAGCAGTTTTTGTTCTTCTACCTCATTTGCCATGCTGTCTGGTGTCATAGTTTTCCTTCTTTCTAATCCCTGGGTTTATCCTCCGCAAGGAAGTATGCTTTTCCGCCGAGTATCCTTACCTGCTTGAGTACCCGGTCTTTGTTCTCCCAGTCTCGTATCTCTACTCCACGCTCCTGCAGGATGTTTATCTGCATTTCAATGGACGAGAGCATTGCCGACACCGGAAGCTGTCTCATTACCTGCGTTGCGTCCGCCAGACTGGAATTCATCCCGAATGGCTTACGCTTTGGTTTACCTTTTGCCATTATCTCCACCTCTTTTCCACCAGACTCCCCTTTTCATGCATTCACATCTCACGATGTAATACCAGAGGAAAAATCCGATGATTGTGTCCTCATTGCTTGGTCTGGTTGTTCCGTAGAACCACAGTTCCAATCCCTGCCATAGCATACCGATCAGCAACCACTTGAATGTCGCTTTCATGAGTGCGTACTCACGGATTTCGTTCTCGCTCATTTCTTACCACCTGCCATTTCATGGATTATTGTGCGGACGATATGACCGATTACCTTTGGCTCATCCCAGTCGTCCGGTCCGCTTAATATGCACCCGCATATCTTATGCTCCCCGAACTTCTCCACATTGAATGGGCAGCCATCGCATGAGGGGTGTGTATATTCATGATCCGTTCCCTTGCCTTCGATTACCTCATGCGTGTACTTCCTGCAGATGGTCGCTGCTTCTGTCATAAACTTTGCCCAGTAGAATGCCCATTTTGCATTAATCGCCTTTTTGAATATCTTCGTCTGCTTTCTCATCTTTTTTCTCAGGATCATCGCCTTCTACTCCTTTCTTCGCTTTCACTGCATTGTGCATTACTGCAGCCATGAGTGCTTCCAATGGACTTACGGTCTGCTGTTCTCTCGGCAGTATTGCACTGCATATTGACATCAATACCGTTGCTGCTGCTTGCCCCGCCAGGCTTGGATTGCGTGTTTCGCTCAGCGCAGTGTTGAATGAATGCAAATATGCTTTTGTCAGATTTTCTACATCTTTTGCATCGATCATGCTTCTGATTCCTCCTTTAATTTCTGCCCACACCATGGACAGTGCGGATATAATTCCCTGTCTTTTCTGTATGGATTGATTTTTCTGTATGGATTGATAACGGCTGCGTTTTCGCAGTTCGGGCATACCATCACAATATCTCCGAATGCATCTGCTTTCCGTTTGAGTGGTTTCGGGACGTCTTTCTCGCTGATCACTCTGTAACATCTCAGCCTTCGCTTGATGATATTATGACTAAATTCCACACCGCAGTCATTGTCGCCATCCTTGTACCATACTCCGTGTAGGAATGGAATGCCTGCCCATCTTCCGATGCTATCACACATTACAACTCCGTATGCTTCCTCATCCGGACACCACACTGGCTGCCCTGCCATCTGTCTTAGCTCCTCGATTGTTAATGGTTTCTGCCCCATCATCGTTCCTCCCATTCATTACAGTCCTCGCCATCATCGTACTGTGTCTCTAATGCGAAGCCTTCTGCGTGCTCATTGAAACACTGGAACTCTCCGCAGACTTTCTTGTGCCAGTAGCAGGTGCCGCAGCACTTATTCTCATTGTCCATCCTGTATCCCTCCTTCCCAGTTCCACAGTCCTTGCTTTCCCTTTGCCGGAATTGGCTTATTGAACAATATTGCATCTGCCATTACCCATGCGTACCTGCCGATGGTATAATCTCCGAATGCTAACTCTGCCGGATTCTCTCTTTGCAGTTTTCTTCGATAGGCTTCATCGATCTGGAAACAATCCACGAGATTTGCTTTTCCGATGATTGCTCCTGTCGGTAGTTTATTTACTACGCCTGCGTTCTGGAAGTGCTTCAATTCTTCCATCGGGATATGTAGCAGGATTCCGCTGTGGTCTGTTTTTGCTGCATGGATGAGGATTTCTCCACGGTAGCTTGTTCTCCATGATCTCGTTTCATTATGTTTCTGTCCGGTCCCCAGTAGTGTTGCCCATGGCTGCCATACCGTTATTGCTTTCATAATCCGCCCACTCCCTTCTTCTGCACGCTCCTGTAGTATGCCTTGATAATCTGTCTATATCTGCGTTTTGGTTTTTTGAGGATTATGATGTTGAGGTGTTCATCAGACACCGCCATATCATTGACTGGCTTTATTTTTGCTCTCATCTTCCGCCTACTCCCTTCTTTAACGCACACATGGTGCAGAGTCCTTTTGCTCCCTGTGCCTTGGCTACCTCTGCCAGTGGCAGTTCCCAACACTGCGCACCGCACTCCGGGCACTTGGTCAGCTTCCAGTCCTTGCGTCCTGTTGGCACATTTACCTTCAGCGGCATACAGTAATATCCGCCACGGTCAGTTGCTTTTCTCGGTTCGATTGCTACTCTCATTTTTGTTTGCTCCCTTGCTATTTCTGTGTCAGTTCCGGCAGCAGGATTTCCGCCACTTCCTTTTCCGAAGTGACTACCCATGCCCTACCGCCTGCCTTGCGGATCTGCTTTATCGTCTGCTCCTGCATCTTACTCAGTACCCCGATGAATGGCCGCTTGACCTCGAATCCGTAATACCTGCCATTGATGATGCAGGTAATGTCCGGGATTCCCTGTCTGGAGTACGGGCCGGCTGCTTCTTTCCATGCGATGGCATTTGGTGCGTTATCCTTTATCCAGTCGAGGATTTTCTTCTGGAAGTAGCTTTCCTTTGGCATCTTCTCCCGGATGAATTTGTCGGCCGCTTCCCTGGTGTTTATGCCCTTGTTATGTTCTATGGTGTAGTCCTGCAGTTCCTCGTAGGTTCTGAATGAGGTATAATCCAGTTTTCCGCCACGCATTACATGGCGGATTGCTTCCTCTGCTGTTGGGTCTGGATACCCTTCTGCGTTCTTTGCTGTCATCGTCTGCCTCCTTAAAATCTGGCGGACACTCTCCCTGTGATGTGGAGTTTTCCGTTTTTCTCTACTGCATTGAAGTATCGGTGTCCTTTTGCCACCTCTGCCGCCAGTTCATCTGTGAGTGTGACGATTCTGCGGTAATTGCCTCCCTTGGTAGTGATGAGTGCTCTTTCTCTATCCCACACTGGCTGATTGTTTTCTCCCATGACGACCTTCTCTACTCCATCTTCCACTGCCAGTTTCGGTACTGCTTCAATCTTGATGATCATGTCTCTCCATCTCCTTTTCGATTTCTTCTTTATGTTCCTCGTAAACCCTGCACTCGGTACAGGGTTTTTCCGGTTCTACGCATTTGTCCGAAAGAATGATACAAAACCACGGCAGGCTTCCCTTGCGCTGCTTCTTGGCTCTGGCTCGCTCTCTCATCTGGGACAGCAGTTCCATCATGCTCATACTGGTGTCGCCTCCTCAAATACCGGGGCGGCTGCTTCCTGCATGGTCGGCTGATCTGCGTATTCCGCTGATCCGTTGTCTGCGTATGCCAGTTTATTTCCCTCGTTGGCTTCCATGAAGTGGCTTGCCTGGGTGTCTGCGGAATGCAGTGCCCAGATCATCGGGTACTTGTCGATGGCATTGTTAAATGATAAGGTGTCGGCTTCGGTGTATCCCATGTGCCATCTGATGGCATATCGTTCCACTGGCTGAAGCTTCATGTATTCCTCGATCATCATTACTGACTTTTCTCCGTGTCCGTATGGGATTTTGTCATCCACTGCGAATGCTTCGTACTGTTCCCATTTTCCACCTACCTTGCGGTTTCTGATTTCTGTTGTGTAGAAGTAGGTCTTGCAGATGTCATGGAGCAGTGCCATGATGATCACATTTTCTTCTGTCACTCTGGCTGCCGGAACTCCTGCGACCTCGTATGAGTATGTGCCGTCATCGTTCTTTGTGAGGTTCGCCCTCAGTGCATCCAGTACATTGAGTGAGTGCTGCAACAGTCCGCCTGTCACTGAAAGGTGGAATCTGGTACTTGCAGGTGCTGCGTACATATCACTCTTTCTGATAAATGCCATCAGCTTGTCCACTCCGTCTCTTGTTACCTTTGCCATCTCTGCTTCAAATCTGTTGATGTTTGCCTGTCTGTTATCCATTGTCTTGCTCCTCCTTATTCTTTAATCCCTCAGCCAGTATGTGACACGCTCCGGCTGTGATGATCGTTCTCTGTTCTGATTCCCACTCTGGTTTCTTCTCCCAGATGTTCTGCTCCTCATCTACGAGGAACTCTTTTGTCAGATCGTTGTAAATCTTCGGTGGCGGTCCGTCCTCATCGAAGCACTCCGGTGCTGCGTATAGGCAGCAGTGCTGTTGCCAGTAAGGTATCCACAAATTCCAGACCGCTATTCTAATTTCTTCCACCGCCTGCAGGAATTTCTCCACACTGTATTCCTTATAGAGCGTCCTGCCCAGTTCCTTGCCCGCTCCGGCTCTCCGTTTTTCCTCAAGCATTGCCTGTATCTGCTTTATGAGAACCTGTCCGGCATCATCGTTTTTTATGACGATGTCCTGTCTGATTCTCCTGCCGGAGATCTGATCCGCTACTTCCTTGATGCTATCCTTCAGTTCCCGGTACGGTTTCTTGTACTTGGTCTTTAGGAGTTCCTCTGGCACATTCTCGTCATTCTTTTTCAGTGTCTCCAGTAGCGATTTCAGCTTTTCTTCATCCTTTTGGATGCCTTCATCTTCCATTCGCACCACCCTTTCTGTTTCCGAACACCTAATGCTCCATTTTTCTACCGCACACCTACGAGTTCATTTAGGTGTGCGGTGTGAAACCCTTGATTTTACTGGCTTTATCGGGGTTACTAAACACCTAACACCTAATTTTTGAAATACACCATGTTTTTTTAGTGATTTCTGTGACTAACCCTTCATGCAGTCACACAATTTTCCGTAAATACAATAAAAATAGTGATTTAGGTGTTTTAGGTGTTTAGATGTTATTAAAAGCCTTGATTTTACTGGGTTTTTTACTAAACACCTAACCGAACACCTAACTAAACACCTAATTTTAGGTGTGCGGTTTTTTAAAGTTTTTTATAACTTTTTAGCGATTTTGGTCACATAATTTCCAGTCACACAATTTTTTCTGCTCCATGGTTTTTGTGACTAAATCGCAAATTCTGTGACTAATTGAACGGCAGCTTATCTGCTTCCTCATCGGGTATAGTCTGCCATCCATCACCCATTCCCGGCAGATTCATCTGCTGCGGTTTCATCTGCTCTGCGATTTCTTCCTCCTCCAGTAATGGGTCCTTTTCCTCTGCGAGGTCGCCCAGGTGGAATTCCACGAAGCGACAGTTTCGGTTGTTGAACCATTTTGTCACTGAGTTCTTGGTACTGCCGTCCTTAAGGACTGATACTCCGATCAGACCCTTGTCTGCGAGGTATTTCAGTGTCTTTCTGGATGAGTACCCTGCTTTCGTGAGTGCCTGCGTCAGCATGGATGGGAAGATGTATGCGTTCTTGTTCTGGATCATACCAAGGCACGTTCCGAAGGCTTTCTCCCCGAAGCTGTCCTTGTTTGACAGTATCCAGTCCACGATGTACTGCGTGGCATTCTCGTTTACATCTCCGGTGTCTGCGTTCATCTGCTCCTGCAGGATGTTCCTTGCCATCTCTTTGGCTCTTTCCCATGATTCCGGGTCGATTTGCAGGTTTTCCGTGTTTGTTTTGGCTGATTCCGTATCAAATTCTCCATTTTCGTACCGTTTCAGCCATTCTCCGTTATTAAATACCCATGTGTCGATGATTGCGTCCGCCAGTGCCACCGCTGCGATGCCCGCTATGTGTGATCCGCTCTTTCCTTTGCTGATCTGGTATACATACTGCATCATTTCATCGTATTTCTCCGTGATGCTTCTCTCGTCTGTGTGCAGGAGCATTCCGATGTAAGCCGGTCCCGCCCATCCGCAGTTCATTCCAGACTGCTGATGCATGACGGAGGCTTCCCTCTCATCGTCAAATGGTCCGCCGTATATTTCAAGCACACGGGTGCTTACACCTGTCTGCGATGTTTCTGTTGATAGTGGTTCTTCTCCGGTTGCCAGTGCCACGGTTCTCCATGTCTGTGTTGCCTGGATGCCACCGCTCTTTGCACCTCGTATCTTTCCTGTACCACTGGCGATCATGTACACGATTTTCTCCAGTGAGTTCTGGTTATTTCCCGCCAACTGTCGCTCATCAATTCCGAGCGGAAGGTCGCAGTAAAAGGATGCGGTTCTCTCCAAGCCTACCTGCGTTGCATTAAAATTTACCATCAGTCTTTCCGGGTCGCCCCATACGGAGAGTGCTGCCTTAAGTGCTGCGGTCTTTCCGCCTTTTGAACCGCCCCAGTTGTACACGAAGAATATTCGCTGCTTTATGATCCGCAGGAGCGGTGCTGTGAAACTGGCCGCCAGTATGAACCGGAACTTGTCTCTGCTTCGGTGTGGCTTTATCATTTTGAGCCAGTCCGCCATTGTTCCGTTCTGGCAGTATGCCGCTTCCATGCCCCTCTGCGATGGGTCAATGTCCAGAACGATATCCTTGTCATGCCCCGGCACGAACCTTTTTCCGGATTGCCATCCGAATGTACTTGTAGAGTCTGCTTTCTTTATGATGTCTATGTTCTCGGCTTCCAGTGCCGCCAAGAATTTTACGATGTGCTTTGCATTCTCCGATGTGACAGTGCATCCTAAGTCTGCTAGTGCTGTGATGGCTCTGGATGTGAAGATGGTGCTTCGTGGGTAGATTGCCTTGTGCCACTGCCCATCCCTCTTGAATGCTACCTCTATCTTTTCCTCTCCTGTTTCCATGCTCCGCAGTCGCTGCGTGATAATGATCGGGGTTCTGCATACCATGACTGGTGCATACTTCTTTTCATCGATCACACTGATTCCCTTTTCTGAATAAATCCAACCTTCCGGCTGTCTTAAGTTCACAGGTGCTCCCTCGACTGCTTCCGGGATGTTATCTTCCTCGATGTCTATCTGCTCTGCGTTGCTGATTGCTTTTCGGATCTTCTCGGCCGCTTCCTCTTTGCCATACTTCATATAAACTTCCGATGGGTCCTTGCATCCGAGTGTCCGGCAGCTCCATTTGTATACTTCTCCTACGAACTTCCCTTCCCGGAGTGCCCTTGTGACTTTGGCGAGGAACGCTTCCCCGCCTTTGTCCGGCTCTACATGAATGTAAAGTTTCAAATCCTGCAGGACTCCTGCCCAGTCTGCCCGCATCATGGACGCTCCCGGTATTCCGAGTGTGCTGATTCCCATGTACCACATGGACTGGGAATCGCTCTCGCCCTCGACCAGTGCTGCATATCCGATATTCCTTATGGCTTCTATCTGCCATAATCCATACATACACAGCCTGTCTGTCTTTCCATATTCCCACCGGAACTGCTTTCCGCCGTATCTCTTGCGGTGCAGTGCCAGATTTCTTTCTGCGTCAAAGTATGGTATGTATAAATACTGGACTCCGTTTCGATCTTTCTTTGTCTGCAGGCAGCATTGTTCTTTCAGCCAGTCCTCTGGGAGACGCTTCTCGAATGAATACTGGGACACGGTGTAGTGATCCAGTCCTGGTTTCTTCTCTTTTGGTTTCTCCTGCGGCTCATTCAATGCTCCATACTTTTCCAGTATCTGCTTATAGGCTTCCTTGGTATCCAGTCCATTCAGCTTTGCATAAAATGTGACGAAGTTTCCGCCCTCATCTTCTGCGAAGCAGTGCCACTTTCCGGTCTTTAGGTCTACCGAGAATGAATTGGCACGGTCATCATGGAATGGACACAGACCTGTGAGGTTGTCGCCTGTGATCTTGTGCTTTTTGATAACGGAGCAGTATTCAGTTTTATAATCTACCAGACGGTCTAAATCGACCTCCGCTGCCTGCTGCATATTATCGCTCCAATCTACTAAGTATTACCTGTTCCAGTCCAAGTCTTGTGAAATTGATTGACTTGCCCTGCATCATGAGTTTGTTCGTCATGTAGTCGATTTCCTCATTCATTCCCTCGCTGATCACATTATCCACGGTCACTACGAGGAATTCTTTGCACTGCATCATCAGACGCTTGCCTGCTTCCATTCCGAAGTATCTCTCTCCGGCGATGGAGTCATCCATAAATCGTGGGAAGTAAAGGTGCGGTGCAATCGGTATCTTGCCTTCGCTGGCTACCTTGCTTGCTGCCCACTTCGCCACTCTGATGTTTTCTTCCAGTTCCTCTCTGGTATCTGCCCTGTATCTGCTGCAGATATAGCACATCGGCATGAGTGCCGGATTTCTATTCTGTAACTCTCCCGGATAGCACTGTCCTGCGTACTTCCATGGTGAGTATCTGTTCTCTTTGTATATGGTGTCATAGATTGGCAGGTTGCCTACGATGTCTGCGACCTCGCCCATCTGGATCATAGTATCCGTCTGATTGCCTGCGTTCTCTCTAAAGTTGTAAACCATAGCCGCTTCCACGATGTCTCCCGGCATTAAGCATTCGTCATCGTATCTGCCGGTCCAGTTATCAAATAATATCTGCATACTGTGCCTCCTTTGGATAATGCCAGGAGCGTTTCCGCTCCCGGCTTAGTCTGCCTTAGTTGAACGGCAGGTTTGCGTCTCCGTCCACACTCTGGAAGTCTGCTGCATCCACGGCGGCTCCGGTGTTGTAGTCTGCTTCATCAATATCCGGGATATTGTCCGCCTGTGCCTTGATCATCTCTACCATTGCCTTTGTCTCGGCTCTCTGTTCGTCCGTCAGCTTGCTTACGAATGCGAAGGCTGCTCTGGAGTATGTGATACCGTCTGCTGACTTTTCCTTCTTCAGTGTGATCTTGGTTACGGCATCGTAGCAGCGGAGTCCTTTGAGGAGGATTCGCTTGCCGATGTAATCTCTGATGTATTTCAGAGAGGTTGGCGGTAATGCGAGGATAATCGGTACAGGGTTGCCTTCCTGCAGGATGTAACATCTGTGAATGTTCTTGCAGGCTTTTCCAGATCCGTTCTTTCCACTTCCGAACTGGTTATGCGGACACTTGCTGCAATCATGGATTTCCCCAGTCTCACGCTCCACTCCCTGCTTTCCGTCATGGCTTGAGCAGTCCGGCTGAACATTTCCGCCTGCGTACTCCTCTTTCCAGTATGCATTTACCGGGTGATGATGGATAAGAACTCCGGTAAGGTCTGTACTCATCACAGGCTCATCCTCAGTCTCTCCCGGCAGTTCAAATGCCAGACCGCCACCGCTTGGAATCTTTGCTCTCTCAAATGGAAGAGTGCCGAGACCATCCAGTTCTTCTGCTACTGCTTCCTTCAGTTCTCCGGTCAGCGTGACCAGATTGAAATTTTTTTCTGTTGTTGCTACCTCGTTCTTTGCCATGTCTTATTCCTCCATTTCCTCTGCATCTTCTCTGTTATTGTCTGCTTCCTCGAAGCCATCATCCTCTGACGCTCCTGCTTCCTGCTCGTCCATGTATTCTTCCATCGGTGTCGGCTTTCCGCTCTCTCCGTAGTAGAGGTCGTCCATGATTCTCTGCGCCTGTGCTGCCAGTTTGATGGACTCCACAGCTACCTCAACCGCTGAATTGTAAAGGCTGCCGATTACATTGAGGACATCGCCGTCTCCATTCGGCAGGAGTTTTAAGAGGTCATCCATGTCTGTCTTGGTGGATTTCATCTTGCCCTGCAGGGACGCATATCCCTCTGCTGCGATGCCGTATCCCTCATGGCGGTTCTTTACCTTGGTCGGGTGCTGATACTCCATAATCTGCCCCAGTGCGAACTTGGCAGTCGCCTGCATATTCTCTTTAAGGTCACGGTCACTTTCCAGTGTGATGTCAATTTCCATCTGTTCGTAGTCCATCTTTATACCTCCTGTGCTTTCTTTGCTCTGTTCAGAGCCTTGGTGTTGGCTTTTCTCTTGGATACCTTAAGTTCCGAATAAACGGAGAGTACCTCTGCCATTTCTTCCGGCAGTTCTCCCTCGTTCTCGGCCGCCAGATTGTTCATCGCAGAGTCGAGGGTTCGTGGATCTACTCTTTCCGTGATGAGGTGTCCGAATCCCTGCTCTCTCAAGACATCGAAGAATACCAGACCTTTTTCCATCAGCTTTTCTTCTGAAATCTTGGAGTATCTCGTTTTCTCCTGCAGGCTGTACTTGAAGCCATCCACCGTAGTATCCGGCTTTTCCTCATCCACCATCTGCTGTGCGATTTCCTGTTCGAGGTTTTTGAGTTCCTCATTGTTTGCCTTGGTCTGCTCTGCTAATTCATCTTTCTTGTCGAGCAGTACCTTAAAGGCTCTGACCTTGTCGTCTAATGTTGTGACTGTTTCCATGTTGTTGCTCCTCCTTTGGTTTTATAATTCATTTCCCCACTGGTCCCAACCGTCACGCTCCGCTCTTGCGAAGAGTTCCAGTTTCTTTGCCTGTGGGAAGAATGTTTCTAACATCTGATAAGCACATTCCGGCTTCTGGCTGTGATGCCGTTTGCTGTTCTCTCTGAGTACCGTGGAAAACGCTCCACGCTTGTCCTTGTCCGGGAGGATGATATTTCCCTTCTTGTAGAACCAGAGCAGGTACTCATGTGCGAAGCGCACCGTGTAGGCGGGTGCCGGTCCGTTGCCCTTATCCCATATCAGCCTTGCGTGGAGTTTATATCCAAGCAGGCTCATGATTTCCTCTGTCTGTGGCAGGTACTTGTCTATCGTCCACATGAATACATTGTGCTTTTCATTCATGAGTTCATTTGTGACATAGCGGTGCAGTTCCATAATTCCGGGGATGTCCATTGTCTCGTATGGTACTGTTGTTCCGGTGCTGTTCGGTCTGGCCGCTTTCTTTCCGCCCCTGCCTTGCTGCCACGGTGGGTCCGTGTAGAGGATGTCGTATTTTTCTTCTGCGTTGAAAATATCAATCTTCATAGCCATCCCTCATTTCCAACCCAAGTTTTACATAGTGAAATCTCATTTTATCCATGGTTTCTTCCACTTCCTTTTTTGAGATTGCACCAATTGATTCCATGAGTTGGAGATCGTGTTCGGCTTCCCTGTATGCTTTATTCAGTTGCCATAATCTTTTGTTATTGGCAGAACTGACTTTCTGAATACAATTCAGTTTTACCGTTTCCACGCTCTTTGCATTTACTGTCTTTGCATCAAGTGCTGCCATTGTTGCTCCTCCTGTAAAGTTTGTATTTTATGCTCGATTCCGAGCGGTTCATCATTTCTGCGATTTCCCTTATGGAATATCCTTCGTGTCTGAGGTGCTGCATCCTTCGGACTTCCGTTCCTGTCCAGTTGTATCTGCGTGATATATCATTTTTTCTTTTTTCCTTGTACCAGTCGTAGCGCATGAACATTGTGTCGTCTGTTACCCTGGCTGCGTTCCAGTCCTCTGGGTGCTCTCTCATGTATTTGATGATATCTTCCTGTCGGTACATCACGTATGGTCGCTTCCGGTAGCTTTTCAGACCTTTTCTCTCCCAGTACTGCAGGGTTCGGTTTTCTATTCCAAGGATCTTCGACACGGTGTTTCTGGTGAGCATATCTGTGTTCGCCATGTATCCGCCTATCCCGATGCGCTGTCTCTTTAGAAACACCGCCTCCTTGGTTCGGCTCAGCCGTCTTGCCACTGTTTCCAGTGGGTACTTCTCTGTCAGTTCTTCCAGGAGGACAAGTTCTTCATCTGTCCATTTGCGTCCACCCATTAGAAATAATCCCTCCATGTATCTACGACTGTTTTTGCCAGATCCTCTTTCTTCGCCAGTGCTTTCAGCACCACTTCGTCTATCGTTCCCTCTGTGATGAGATGGATGTATGTGCAGGCATTCTTCTGCCCGATACGGTGGATTCTGGCAAGGCTCTGACTGTATGCTGCATAGTTGAAGTTGACCGAATAATACACACAGGTGTCTGCGGCCGTGAGTGTGATTCCCAGTCCTGCGGTATCAATCTGTGCGAGGAATACCATTGTTTCCGGGTTCGTCTGGAAGTCCTTGACGATGTCGCCCCTGTCCTCCAGTTTCACATCTCCATAGATTTCTCCGTAGCGGAGTTTCTTCTTTTTCAGCATCTGCCCGATGATGTCTATCTCCGGTCTGAAACGTGCGAAGATTACCAGCTTCTTTCCTGCGTCCACCACATAATCGTCCACGATTTCTTCTAGTGCGTTCAGCTTACCTTTGCTGACCAGTTCCGGCTTTTCCTCTCCGTCTGCCACTAAAAATCCTCCAGTGAACTGCTGAAGGCGAAGCAGCTTTGTCAGCACAGTCGTTGCGCTGATCTGCCCGCCGCTCTCCAGTTCTGCGAAACTCTCACGCTTGATGCGGTCGTAGATGTTCTTTTCCTTTGCCGACATCGTTATGTATCTCTGCAGGAATGTCTGCTCCGGCAGGTCGAGTGCTTCGTCCTTGGTGACTCGGTATGCGATGGAGTGTTCTTTCTGGATTAACTGGTCGAGGTCTTTGTATCCCACGATCTGGTGTCTGTTAAATCCACCCATGATGGCATATCTGTTTCGGAACTGATAGAAGTTCGTTCCGAAGATTGTCGGGTCAAGGAATCTGTACTGGCTATACAGGTCGATTGCATTGTTCTGCACCGGAGTTCCGGACAGGATAAGTTTGTACTTTGCCTGGTCGCCCAGTTTGTGCATTGCCTTGGACTGCTCTGCATCGTGGCTCTTGATTCTCTGGCTCTCATCGCAGATGATCATGTCTGCGTTCCATTCGTACAGTGCATCAAAGATGCCCTCTCTCCATGTGGACTCATAATTGATAACGGCTACCTTTAATGCCTTGAATGGGAAATTGTCGAGATCGTTTAACAGCTTCAGTCTGCGGTTCTTATCTCCGAGCAATACCTTGATGTTCGCCTTAAAGTCTGCAAATTCTGCGAAGTCCTTGGGCCATACGGAGCAGACGGAGGTTGGTGCTACCACCAGTACCTTTTCCACCTTACCCATCTGGTAAGCCGTGCCTGCAATCATGATTGCTGTCAGCGTCTTTCCGCATCCCATTTCAAAGAGCAGACCGAAGCCTTTATGCGTTTCTGCCATTGGTTTTTACCTCCTTCCTGTAATTTTCCTTTGCTTTCCGGTGCTCCAAGTTTCGCACCATCCTGTTCCAACCCGCTTCCTGCTGCTTAGTTGCTGCGGGGTTGCGACAGGATATGTAATCTTTGTTATTGCTGCTCATCTGTATCCTCCTCGCTTAGTATCATGGCGATGCCTTCCATCACAAACATTGCACACGGAAGTGCTATGCCGTTGCCCCACATCTTGTATTTGGCTGAGTCGCTCTCCGGGTCTTTCAGCCACTTGCGGATCTGGTTGTCTGTCTTTTCCTTTTTGCTCTCGCCCATGGCTTCCATCTGTGTTCGGAACACCTCTCGCCAGTGATCGATATCTTCCTGCGTTGGTTCTGGTATCCCCAGTTCCTCTGCCCAGTTATCCGGGAAGCCTTGCAGTCTGCAACACTCCAACGGTGTGAGCCTGCGGATGATGTACTCCCAGAGAATGAGGTCGGTGCTATCCTTATAATCCCTGCGCTTCAGACAGGAGGCTTTCTCCGATTCCTCGTATTCCCCGATTGCCTGTTGTGCGAAGCAGGCTACTCCGTGTCTGTCTGCGGCCGTGAGCGTGTTCGCAGGTGCTCCCGGTTCTCCGATGCCAAGTCCATTGGCAGAGCCATCATTGTTTCTGGTATCTCCGCCGCCCTTGTATCGGGTCGCCTTGTCTGCTATCGGGATTGGGTCGAATAGGGTCTGCGTGTTGTGCGTGCTGAGTGTTGCGCTCTTATCTGTCTGCATCAATGCTCCCTTACCTCCTCCCTCACATCCGCTTCTGATCTGCAATGTGATTGGCTGAGGATAAGTGGCACATTGCCCCCCCCCCAGTGCCCATGCGACTGGTCAGCGTTGGTACATTACCGTCCTCTGCTATCGTCACTCTGCTGTCCTGCGGGTGGTTTTCTAATACGATGGGTACATTGTTACCGCCGGTCCCCATCTTCGTTGTGAGCGTAGGCGATACCTCGCTTCTGTCTGCTACTCTGCGCCTGTCGCTGATGTCATAGCACTCGACATCATCTGCGCCTGTCTTATGAGTGCCTGTCTTAATATCTCCGGCAGTTCTTTGCCACGCTTCTCGGCTCTCCGCAAAATTCCCAGACAAGCCTTCACGGACAAATAGTATTTCCGGTGCGGTGTCTCCTCCAAAATCTGCGACAAGGTAGATACGCTTTCTTCTTTGGGGCACTCCCCAATATTGAGCGTCAAGTGTTCGCCAAGCGACTGAATACCCATCGCCCATGATTGCGCCTTGCCCCCCACTTGTTTTTCGGAGGTCTAGGAATTGAAACATTTCCTTCTGAGATTTGGCAGATTTCTTCGAGGACACATCGGAAGTCCTCTCCCTTGTTGCTCGAATATGCTCCGGGCACGTTCTCCCAGACCATGTATCTCGGTCTAATCTGCTTTCCTGTTCTGCCTGTTGCTCTGTCACTTTCTCTCATCTCCTTTATGATCCGTATCTGCTCACGGAACAGATTGCTTCGTGAGCCGTCCAGACCCTCACGCTTTCCGGCTATGCTCATGTCCTGGCATGGAGAGCCGCCTGCGATGATGGTCACTGGTTCTAAGTCTGCGCCGTTTAACTTATTGATGTCTCCGAGGTGTTTCATCTCTGGGAAGTTCTTTGTAGTTACCAGTATCGGGAATGGCTCTATCTCGCTTGCCCATATCGGTCTGATTCCGAATATCGATCCTGCCAGTTCAAAGCCACCGCTTCCAGAGAACAAAGACCCCATTGTTATTTCCTGCTTCATCTGTCCCACCCCAGTTTCTTTCCGCACCAGTGGCAGTGCGTGTGGTTTCGGGAGGTCCTCTTTCCGCAGGCAGGGCAGCAGTAAAAGTCCATACCTCTCTTGATTACTGGTGCTTCTGTCTCGTATTTTTCGACCATCCGCTTATGCTCATCTGCCATGCTCTGGTAGTCGTACACGATGTCCATCGCCTGTGTGAGTGCCTCCTCTATTCTTTCTGCCATCTCCACATCTTTTGGGTCGCCCTCAGTTATCTTCTGCGAGTATTCTGTCTGCGCTTCCTTCAGAAGTGGGATGATCTCCGTTTCCTTAATATGTATCACTTCTCCGCCTCCTTTGGTTTCGGTGGGTCTACCAGTCCGAATGTCATGAGTGCCATGTTATATCCTCGCACCTGGTGCGTGAATGGCGACACTTTGACTGGCGGTGGGATGAGCGGCTCTGGCTTCGGATTCATGCGTTCCCGGTCGACTGCTGCCATTACTTCGTTCAGCTTCTTTCGCTCTGCTTCGATGGACGGTGGCAAGTTTACCAGTCCTGCCAGTCTGTTCAGCAGTTCGATGTCAGCCGGTCCGCTTAGTGTCTGCGTCTGCCTGCTCCACTTCATCTTTCCCCAACTCTTTATGATTGTGAACTGGACATTGTCTGCTTCTCTTATGAGTATCTGTCCGTCCTTCATTGCCATTTTCATTGTTGGTTACTTCCTTCCTGTTAGTCCGTGTTTTCTTCGTATTCGTCTCTGGATATTACTCTTACCTTTTCAACCGGGACATGGCAGAACTGCGCCATGCCTTCCTTCTGGCTCTCTGCGTATTTCGTGAAATCAGCCTTCTGTAATCCGCTGAGTGAAATATCTACAATCGTTGCTGCGTATCCGACTGTGCCTTCTCCACCATATATCTCTGCGTCCTTTACCTCGAAGTAAATTCCGAGCGACATTGTTATATTGTCCATGCTTGCTTCCCCTTCCTGCGGCCGTTCATCTATTCTTCCGTGTAGAATGTGTGGTTACCGTGTGTGAATAATTTTTTCAGTGTGGTGTTGTGCCATGTGGTTTCATCCGTGGTTCTCTCGAAGTATGTCGCTCCCCGGCTCTCATCCCAGTGCTCTACCTGCACCATTTCCAGTGCCCGGTAGCAGTCTGCGTCCGGTTCTACCCTGTCGTATCTTCCATTTTCGTATGCTGCGAACTGGGTATCCTCTGTGATCACTCCCTCGATGGTATCCGGGAAGTCATCGCTCCATACTCGGTTCAGCACTACCAGTATGACCAGTGCCTTGCCCTCGGTGTCCTCGCCCTCTGCTTCCGCCATGGCGATTTTCGCTAATCTGTAGGAGTCATCTGCATCCCAGTCCAGACTGCCGATTGCTGCGGTCGTTGTCGGTACTGGTGTCTCAGTGCTCTGGAGGATTGCGTTGTAGTAGGATTGTTCCTCTGCCTGCTCTGCTGCCTTGTATGCGTCACGCTCTTTGCACATCTGTTCATATTCTTCCTGCGTCAGCCATGTGTCCGAGCCTTCCACCTGCACCATGCCCATGTGGTTTTCCTCTGTGTACTCGCTCCAGTCCGGCATCGGTTCGTTTGCCCATGCGATAAGCAATCCGACAAACATTCCCGCTCCCACTATTACCGCTACTGCATCCCCTGCTATGCGCTTCAGCTTTCTTTTCAGAATTCGTTTCTGTCTCCTACTGAGTTTCAAATCGTCATGCACCTCCTGCTTACTTCTCGACTGCTTCCAGTCTCTTTTCCTTCCTGTTGTAGAGGATCATCTCTTTCTCATCCTCTGAATGGAGCATATAGTCATCTGGGTTCATTCCCTTCTTGACCAGTATCTCTTTCTGATTCCTTGTCAGTTTCTTTGGCTGTTTCATATGCTCTCTCCTTTTATACTTACTTGACTTTTACCAGTACCTCATTATGCTCTCTAGGCTTCTTGGGTCTGGCATGGAACAGGTTCTCCAAGGCTTTGAAGAGTAACTGTTCCGTTCATGCTCCCTGAGTATTCTTTGGGGTAGCTGTACTAGTCGCCTGCAGTGCGGTCTTTTTCATTCCCCGCTACCGAGTGTTAAATCGCACCCACGCATCCATGCTCTCGGTATTCTCTCTCTGCGTGTTTCTCATCTGCCTCCGAACCGTTGTTGTTTTACTTGGGTCTGCGTTCCCTACCCCAATTACGACAGCCATTCATGCAGGCTCATGTCCTGCTGCCGGAGCGATTTACTGCGGCGGCTCGCTCCTACCTATCGGTTTTTATTCTGGTCGATGCTTGCCAGTGTGTTTCTTCGATATTCAGTTTTTAGGTATGATGCATACGCATCGTTCTGTTTTCTTGGTATCTGTCGCCTGCACCGGGCAGGTGTAGTTGATCTTGCCATTGTCAGTGCTGCTTCGGAGCATTCCGCTTTCGTACAGGTGCTTCCTTGCGTATCTGGCACTCACTCCCTTTGTGCTACAGAAGTGATTAAACTCCGGAACTCTGATGCGGTATTCTCCGTCCTCTAGTTCCTTACCCTTGGTCAGTTCTGTTACAAAGGTATCTGTGTCAATCAGTGCGGCCTGCTTGTCCAGTGCTCTCCATTCCGCCAGTTCATCAAGTCCGTTGATGTCAACCTGCGCCTTGCTGAATACATCCAGTATCATGGGGATTCTTTCATCCGGGGCCGCTGCCAGTATCTTTGCTATCTGTATGGCAGTCTTGATATCCAGTTCTTCCATTCCACTTGCTCCTCTCTGTTAGATGGAATGCTGTGCGACCTCTGCCTTGTACGGTTCTCCACCTCTGGCGAGTTCACGGTACATGGTAGCCGAGTGGACACCGATTGCCATCGCCATCTCATCTACTGTTTTGCCCTGTGCGTTCAGTGCTTCGATTTTCTTTCTGTCCTCGAATCCGATGCGCTTGTACGCTTTTCTCGGTCGCTTATTGGTTGCCAT